GCCGTCATAGCCGCATATCGAAGCGCCCAACCAGCAGATGATTAAATGATCACCCACCTGGCGGGCTAACGTGCCCCCCCAACCACAGCGCCGGCACCGCGCCGACTACGCCCCTTCCACCCGCCCACGCGCCATGCGGGAAGGCGGCCAGCGCAAGCTGACACCCAACTACCCGGACCCCTCCGACGTCCTTATCAAGTACCTTGCGATCGAGGGCACCGCCAGCTCCGCAATCGCCTTCCGTGCCGCCGCATCCGCCATCGGTCCGACTTCCCCTGCCGCCACAATCACGATCAACAAGCCTTCCGGCGTTGCCGAAGACGACCAGCTCATCGCCGCCATCGGTAAGCCCGGCTCACCCAATGCCGCGGTCACACCACCAAGCGGCTGGACCCTCGTAAGAAGCATGCCCAGCAACTTCCTGAACATATACAGACTATCAGCGGGCGACAGCGAACCGTCCACTTACACGTGGACCTTCTCCGAGTCGGTCAATTCCGCGGGCGGCATAATGGCCTTCCAGAACGTCGACCCCGACGACCCCATCGACGCCGAGAACGGCCAGAACACCGCCAGCGGCACCGCCCACGCCACACCCGACGTCACAACCACAATCCCCGACACCATGATCGTCACCGCCCACGGCCTACTGGAAAACTCCTCCTTCACCGCCCCATCCGGCATGACGGAGGCATACGACGTTCCAAACTCGGGACTAGCAACGACCGCTGGTTACTACGTCGCCCAGCCCGACGCCGGCGCCACCGGCGCCAAGACAGCAACCTCAGCCAACTCCGCCACCGGCTCCGCCCACATCCTATGCCTCAAACCAACCGGAGGCACCAGAATTACCATACTGACCCCCACAACAAACCGACACCTGCGTATGATCCAGTGCAGGATTCTCCAACCCGTTGCCTCTGGAAAACAATTCGTCGAGCTCTACTTCGGAACCGCAGTGGACGCCGCCGCTGCCGACGCCGACACCGCTGGCGGAGTCATCGACATCCTCCACGTACCCGAACTAAGCGAAGATGCCACGAAGACCTGGCAACGCGGCGCCGGCCCACGCGGCGCCAAGAACGCCGTCCTCAGTGCCCGATTCCTCCTCTTAGTCAACACCACCACCAGACACAAAGCCATAATCGAGTACACCGAGGAGCGCTAACATGGCCCGCGAAGCATACCGATCGCTCTACGGCGATCTCACCAAGCTAAAGGACGACTCCCTGCTCGACGACCCCGCCAGCGGCACCGACGACGACGACGAGATGTTCCAGCTCCTACTCGCCATGTCCGAATGGGTCGAAGGCTACTGCAACCGCCATTTCTACCCGCTCGTTACCACCAAGCTATTCGACGGAGACGGCAGCACCAGCCTCCTGGTCCCCGACCTGCTCGCCGTCACCACCCTGAAAGAGGACACCACCGACGACAAGACCTACAACGACACCTGGGCAGCCACCGACTACTGGACCTGGCCGTACAACGCCGAGCCCACCAAACACTGGGGCTACGCCTACACGTCGCTCCGGGTCCGAAGCGGCGGCACCAAGGCAACCTTCGCCAGAGCTGAACAGAACTTCGAGCTAGTCGGCCAATGGGGCTACCAGGACCACACCGAGCTCTCCGGCTCCCTGCTAAACGACGCTGGCAACCTCGACACCAGCCAGACCGACGTAACCTACGACGGCGGCGGCGCCATCGAGGTCGGCCAGACCATCCGCCTCGAGTCGGAAGACATGCTCGTTACGGCCGACAGCAGCACCGTCCTCACCGTCACCCGCGCCATCAACGGCACCACCGCGGCCACCCACGCCGACAACACGCCGATCAGCATACTTCGCTGGCCCCCAGCCCTCGAGCGCGCGGTCCTACTGAACACCGCCCGCCTCTGGACCCGCGCGCCCGCCTTCGAGCCCTTCTACGTCGACGCAGACCTCGACACCGACGTTCGACTTCTACTCGACCCGTACCGTAGAATCCCTGTATGACCACCGCAGACCTCGAGGGCCACACCAAGTCCAGCCACGTCACGCGGCGCCCTGGCCGCAAGCGTGACTTCTGTGATGACAACGAGCAGGAAGGGGAGATACCCTACGACGAGCCGTTCAGCTCCGGCGACGAAGCGCCACCGTTCCACCCCAACTGCCAGTGCTGGTTAGAGGTCCGATTACCATGATGAACCCGATCGCCTGGCTCAAGAGCCTCCGCCTCGCCTCCCGCGCCGCGGCCGCCGACGTCTACCCGCACCAGCGAGCTCTCGGCATCGGCGCCGACTGGTCCCCCACGACCTACGGCGAGTACTACGCCCGCTCCGTCCCCATCTACTCCGCTATCCGCGTCCGGGCCGACACCGTCACCAGACCCCCCATGACCCTGCACACCGCCAGTGCCAGCCCGGCCACGCCGCCGCTGCCGCCACACCACCCGCTCGCCCGCCTCTTCCAGAGGCCGACGCCCCACCACACCTTCGCCGACCTCCTCCGAGCCACGGAGACGTACCTATGCCTGTGGGGCAAAGCCTACTGGGCCATCGAGATCAAGGACGGACGACAAGAAATCTGGCCGATCAGGCCCGACCGCCTGGTCCCGCGGCCCGGCACCGGCACCAACTACATCGCCTCTTACCTGTACCGAGCCGCCACCGGCCAGGAGCTGGTCTACCTCCCCGAGCAGATCGTCACCTTCCTGTATTTCAACCCGATGGACGAACGAGCCGGCATGTCCCCGATCGCGCCGCTGCGCATGACCGCCGACACCGCCTACGACAGCATGAAATATAACCGCAACACGCTCAGGAACGGCGGCACCCCCGACGTCCTCCTCCTAGGCGAGCAAGACATGACCACCAAGGAAGTCGAGGACTTCTACGCCCGCTGGGAGAAGCGTTTCCAGGGCCCCGACAAGGCGCACCGACCGGCCATCGTCAGCAGCATTAAAGACGTCAAGACACTGGGCTTTTCGCAGCGGGAAATGGAGTGGCTGGAAGGACTCAGGTGGTCCCTCGAGGAGGTCAGCCGAGTCTACGGCGTCCCGCAGCCCTTCCTGGGCTCGCTGAGAGAGGCCACACTCGCCAACGTCGAGACACTAGAGCGAATATTCTGGCGCACCACCATGATCCCCGAGATCAACTTTGTCCAGGAAAGAATCACTCACGACGCGCTTCCGAAGCTCGGCTACCCCGCCATCCGCGCCGCGTTCGACCTCACCAAGATCGACGTCCTCACCGAGCAAGAAGAGCCCCGACTCAAGCGAGAGGAGGCTTACCTGATTGCGGGAGTACTCTCGATAAATGAGGTCCGCGAATCCCGAGGCCTGCAGCCCATCCCTGGCGGCGACGATCGTGACGCCCCCGCGCGGCGCCGTAACCCGCCACGCCCTATGTCGACAGCCGCAGCCCAGGCCGGCTCTCAAGCGCGTGAAGCACGTAACGGAGACCATCCATCAGATGGTCCCGCTCCTTCACCGGCTCATCTTGAAACCCTTCTCCGTCCTTAGCGCCCTTCCAGACGTACCCCTCGAGCTCGTCTATCCCGAATTGGCAACTGCGGAAGATCTTCAGCCGATCCGTCGCGAACAGCTCATACACCGTGTCGATACCCGCGACCACCGAGTTATCAGCCCCGCGTACCGACAGCCCGCGGCGCCGTAGCTCCGCAATCTCCTGCTTGCCGGCAGGGTCAGCGTAGTACACGACGTCCCTCCCGCCCTTGCCGACCAGGTCCACCGCATGCTGCGCCAGCGTCCTCTCCCGCCTGTAATGCTCAGCGAACCAGAAGTACACGCCATCATCATTCCGCGCCAGGAACGGCGCCGCGGTGGGATTGTTGTAGCCGAAGTCCAGCCCCGCGCAACGATCCCACGAGTCCGGTATATCGAAGTCATCGACCAGGTGCCGCTGCGCGTCGTACACGTCGTAGATCATCCCCTCCGGCCGCCCAAACTGCCCCTCGTACAGCATCGCGAACCGAGACGCGGACATCACCTTCCGCGCCCGCTCCACCGCCTCTTTCGGGTACTTCGGGTTCGCCGTCGATGCGAATTGCATCACCGCGTAGTCGGGGTCCCCCTGCTTCCACCGATCGTAAACCTTGGTCTTGAGCCAACCCATGTTGTACGGCGTCGTCGTCAGCAGCAGCTTACCCTTCGAGTACCCCACGCGCTGCAGCGCCACCAAGAACGCCTCTAAGCCCATAAGACCCGCCTCGTCCAGCCACACGCCACCCACGTGCGCCCCCTGCAGGCTGGACGGATTCTCGGCCGACGCGAAAATCACCGTCCCCAGCCGATGCCGCAGAATCCCCTTTGAGCGAAGAAACACCTGGTCCGCATCGAACCGCCCCAGGAAGTCCGGCAGCGAAGGACGATCGCCGCTCGCCGTCAACAGAACTCGGTCCACCATCTTCTGCGTCGGCTCAGCGACCACCCACACCATCCCCGGGCGTTCGATCATCCAATTCAGCAGCTTCACGTACCCAACCACCGTCTTCCCGCCGCCAGTCCCCGCGATCGCCGCGGTGCAGAACCGCTTGCTCCGCAGCACCGCCCGCTGACCATCGTGGGCTCTGACCTTAAGAGTCAACGAACGTGATAAACCCATCCCCGTCACCTCCATCCTCCAACCCAATAACCTCCACGACGCCCACCACTCCCTCGTCCTCCTCGTCACCCCCGTGAGCCTCAGCCCGATCGTGCCGCTCAAGCAGCCAAATCAGCATCCGAACGTTCCCGTCCTTCGCCAGCTCATAGGCCTTGCGCTCGAGGTCCCCGACCAAGACCTCCTCAGCCGCGCCCCAATCCTTCACAAACTGAAGGTCCCTCTCCCGCCAGCTGTAAACCGTGGACCGAGCAACGCCTGCATGCCCCGCAGCCTCCGACACCGACGACCCCCGGGTCACGCCATCGAGGAAGATGCGCTTGCGCTCAGCAGTGCTCCTACGTTTCGACATAACCCATATATTCTACCAACGTGTCCATTCTGTCCGATCCACCGGCGCCACACGCGTCACCAGCGGAACGCAAACCCACGCCGCCGTCTATCTCCCCACCCACCACGTTTGCGGCCCTCTCCCGAACCCACCCCCCTGTGATACACTCTTGCCCATGGACCGGCGGGCAACCGCCGACTCCGTAGGTTTAGCACCCACCGCGGGAGACGCCGGTCCCTACCCCATCGAGGCCACCATGAACCGCACCTTCGCGCTGGCCCTCATTCTGCGGCCCTTTCGGGCAATTCACAGGGCGATCACGGGGTCGCCGTTGGCGTTCTACCGAGCCATTATCCGGCGGCGGGACTGGCTGCTCGCCAAGGTGGAATATCTCCAGGCCGAGTCGGCCAAGTTCAAAACCACGTTCGGCATCCTGAAGTTTCCTTACACTGCCCTCCGCTATTTCGGTCTGAGTCCACAAATGGCGGCAGGATTCTTAGTGGTGGGCACCACGGTTGGCGGTGGTGTGGTCGCGTCCGAGACGATATTCGCGGACCGGTCATTTGCGAGAGGCGATGCCGGTATCTACTCTGCACCCCTGGACATCCCGACCTCGTACACCGACGAGGACAACACGCTCCGCATTAACTTGGGCACCACGCCGGTCGGCGAGATCACCATCCAGAACGTGACCGTCGGGACGGCGTTCACCGGCTCTACGCTGCCAAGTGGGCAAACGTCGGTGATCCTTGTGGGCGGCACAGCAGCCTCGTCGGGCTTCACGGCCACCTGGCTGGAGGTCGGCCATCTAACCGTTGATCGCTGGCGCTGCACGACGTTTGAGCTATCAGACACCGAAGCCCATACCTTGAACATCATCGGCAACGCCTCTGACGGCCAGAGTATATCGCCCTCCCCAGGAGTCCCCAGGCGTCGAGGTATCGGTGGGGGCAATCGGGCCGACTCCATGAAGACCAGCGGTGGACACTACGACCAGATAGTTATCGCCGCGCCCACCTCAGCCGTCAACGGCAAGGTGGACAAGCTGACGTTGAGCAACCTGTACACAAAGGGCGGGCTGTGCAAACTCAGTCGGATCAAGGCCGACACGATTGATATTCTGCTGAACGAGACGGGTGCCGGGAACGGCTTTGCGACGAAAGAATTCGTGATCGCCACCACCACTACCTACAAGACCCTGGTCAACAATGACAACGTCGAGGTTACGATCTCACCGCCACCGTAGGCGCTTCAATCCCTCTCCGCGTAGACTACACAGGCGAACTCACCTGTCTCAGCAGACTGTGGGCGTGGGTCGCTCGGCACTCCCAGAGAACCCGCTACTATGTCACAAAACCCCTTGAAGCTGATGATATACTCCCGAAAGGCTTTAACATGTCGGCGATGGCAAGGAGCTTGCTGGTCAATGAAGGTGGCGATATTTGAGGTTGGGGCTCCACAGTGGTAGCATCCCTGATATTCAGGCGTCATCGTTTCTCTCCTTCGCGCTAATGTTTTGACAAGATGAAAGGACGGGTCATGGAACACCTCTCTAAGTTCATCGGCAAAGTCAGGCCGCAGATATTCCTGGCGCTCTCCATACTGGGGGTGATTGCCTATGTGGGTATTCAGCACGACCTGAACGAGATAGCCGTCGGGTGC